ATGTGGTGTATAATCTTTAGCATGTGGATGGGTAGCATTGTGGTTTTTGGCATCAGTGCCATAGCCCATGCACTGCTGATTGCTGGCGTGTTCATCACTGCTGGCGTGTTTGAAACAGCCAAGCGTAAGCCACAGTATTTTGGTGGTTTAGGTAGAGGCAATGGAGGTGAGCATGAGTAAATACTGGCGCAAAGCAAAGCACTACTACCTCACGCATGATGGCATTGAGATGTTGCTGTTTGCGTGTATCTGGGCCAGCATAGGCTGGTTTTTGTATCACTTTGTAATCGGATTGATAGGGAGATTTACATGAGTAAGAAAATATATTCAGTACTCGTAATAGGTGCAGTGGAACGCAGGGTAATTGTATCAGGTGGGTCACAGGCAGAGGCAAATGCCTATTCGGAGTGGACAAACCTGACAGGTGGACACATTGGCACTGCTGAATGTATAGAAGCACATGAGTTAGAGGAGTATGATAATGTATGATGATGAGGTAAAGAAGAACCTTAGAGCATATGTTGGTTCACTAGAACATTGGGCCGAATGGTTCAGATATAGTGACGAGGACTATGCTAGTGAACTTGCCTATCTACTAGAAGATAAGGCACACGATATTAGGATGTACATTTTAAAAGAGGAGTTCAACCATGAACACACTAAAAGAAAGACGCAGTAAAGCTAAACACATTATTGCTTTGATGGATGAGATAGCTTATCTTGATAGCATCATAGAGCCGCAAGATTGTGGGCATCTAATCACGGCACGTAATGTGCTATATGACAACGCAACTAAACTGGTAGAGGAGATAGATAATGGCAAAGAAGTATGAGAACATGACACACGAAGAACGCTGCGAGTATTGGGCAAAGGAACGTGAAAAAGAACGTGCAGAACGTCAGAAAGTTATTGACGCCATGCCAAAAGATATGATACAACTTATCATAGACATTGCAGATAAAGCACATAGAGTTGTAGACACTGGTGGCTATGGATGTAATGGTGGGGTGCGATACCTGTCAGCATTTGATCTGCAAGAATTGGAAGACGCAGTAGACCAAGTTCGCACTAAGTTTAACATTGTATAATAGGAGAATGAGACATGCCTTTTGAATTTATCCCAGAGAATATCGACTTTGAAGTAGGCTATGAAACTACCAAGATGCCTGACAAAAAATATGTAGTCAACAAGAACACCGATGAGTACATTGCTATTGTCGGCAATGGTTTTAACTGTGTGCCACATGGTGAGTTCTTTAATAAAGTAATCAATGCCACAACAGACAACATGTCAGCACATGACATGGAGGGTGCAGAGATTACATGGAAGGATGCCCACAATAATGGCTGGGCTATGATGGACATGCGTCTGCCTAATGTAGTAAAGAAAATTCAGACTGATAAGAAAGAGTTTAGTCTGATGAAGCGTATCATTGCACTGCATGGTGTGGATGGCACGTGTTCTAACACGGCTATCTTTGGTGCGATTGATTTCTTCTGCCTCAATGGGCAGATCAGAGGCAATCACGACAGGGTGATGCGTAAGAATACAGCAGGTCTGTGCATGGAAAAGTTTGCCAGTGATCTAAAAAAATCACAGCAAGACTTCAACGAACATGCCAAGCAGATGCAACGCTGGGCTAACTCTAGTCTTATGCAAGTCAATGTTAAAGACCTGCTAAAAGATATTGTGAAGGATGCTAATCCAGAGAAGATGTACAGTCTGTATCGTTCAGAGGTGACTAATCGTGGTGACAATCTGTTCGCTCTGTACTCTGCCTTTACTAACTACGCAACGTATGCTGATGAGCAGAATGGTTTCAAGCTACGTGAGACAGGCAAGGATACGCAGTCTGTAAACATGTTCAAGCGTGAGATTAGTGTAGCCAAGTGGATTGAAACACCACAGTTCAGACAACTGGAAGCAGCATAATGCTTAGAAGGTTGCATGATACTGATGAACCCAAAACATTAAATGGAGCATGGTTTTTGCCATGCTTCCTTTACTGGACTGTAGACTGCTATGTAAAACTAGCTGTGTTAGAAAAATCACCTGATTGGAAATTTTATACCACTTATAAGTTTTATTATGAGAGAGGGTATGATCCAGAAGAGTATGTACACAGGTCATTTAGCAGAGCAAACATATCTTTGGGTGATGGTGTGTATGTACATGACAAAACTAGCCAGTACTATAAATTAGAGAACTATCAATTTATAGATGGTAAAGAGGCTTATGATATGCTAGACTGTTCTTACTTAGATGGTATGTCAATACAATGTCATAGAGAGGAAATAAGAAATGCTAACAATAGGTAAATCAATGGGGATGCTGGCTGGACTCGCAGTGGGTGACGCACTTGGCGCACCTCTGGAGTTTACCAAGAGCAGAGAGCCAGAGGATTATGTAACCGAATACATAAAAGGTGGCAAACACGACATGGACATTGGCGAGTGGACAGATGACACGGCTATGGCAATGGCTATGGCAGATGCTATCATAGACAACAAAGGATTTGATGCCTTCTATACCATGAAAAACTTTATCAAATGGTATGATGAGGGAAAGTATATACCACGTGGTGAGTGCTTTGACATAGGCTGGACAACACAACGTGCGCTTATAAAGTTTATGGAGGATGATGAAACACCGTACAAGGGTGATCGTAGAAACACCTCTGCTGGTAATGGTGGCCTGATGCGTATTGCACCAGTGATCATTGCCGCGCCAAGTAAATCAGTAGCAATAACGTGGGCAACCCAACAAACTTTGCTTACACACGGTGCGACTATGGCTGTAATGTATAGTCAAATATTTGCAGAAGAATTGTGGCACGGTAGTCCACTAGCTAAGTATAAAAATGAGAGACACGATCTTGACATACCTAGACAAGAGGTTTTGTCTGGGGGTTTTGTAGAGGAGACATATCAGTGTGCTATGTGGGCTTTCCAAACTACTGATACGTTTGAGGACTGCGTTATTAAAGCAGTGAACAGAGGCCACGATAGCGACACATGTGGTGCTGTAGCTGGCATGATGGCTGGTGCATACTATGGCATTGGAAATATTCCTGACCACCTACTTGACAATCTAATGTGGAAGGATCATATACTAGAGACAGCCGTTGATTTATACAAAATAAGGAGTACAGGAATATGGGCATGACACTTAAAGAACTAAAGGATGAATACTATTCTTCTCACGATTTCAAACACTTACGTGATGAAACTAAGTCACAGTATAGCTATCTTTTAAACTTTGCATCGTCAACTGATGTCGGCAACAAAACATTCAATGACATGAAGTTGTCTGACATAACAACCAAGCAAGCAAAGCTGGCATATGATGGGTGGTGTGACAGGGGATTGGCCTTTGCTAATCACATAGTGTCTGCCACCACCATGCTACTGAACTATGCCATACGAATGGAGCATATAAAAACCAATCCTTTCGCTATCGTGCGTAGGAGGTCCACTGAGCCGCGCAAGACTGTTTGGAGTAGGGAGGATGTCAAGAGACTGCTAGACGTAGCGTACAGCGATTTTAGCACCCGTAACATAGGTTTGATTGCACACATGGCATATGAATGGTGTCAACGTGTGGGTGACATGCGTATGCTTACATGGGATAGGGTTGACTTTACAAATAGGTCCGTCCATATCAAACAATCCAAGCGTAATGCAGAAGTTTTTCTGCCTATTGAGGAGGATTTGTATGGCATGTTAGTAGAACAGGAAAAGGATTTTGGTTTCCAACCCTACGTTGCACCAAGACCAGAGCCATATCAGGGTGAGTACTTGCCTTATTCGGTATACAAGCTACCACATTATGCACGTAGGCTAATGGATGCAGCAGACTTACCACCTGAGTTACGTCTTAGTGATCTACGTAGGACAGGCACAACAGAAATGGTTGAGGCAGGTGTAGGAATAGGACAGATTATGTCGGTTACAGGACATGCTAACCCACAGTCAGTAAAACCCTACATGAAAAATACTTACAAGTCTGCAGAATTAGCCTTGACAGCTAGAAAGAAAGCATGATATAAGCATTCAACTGCCGCAACGAACTACTATTATATTATATATAATACATATAGAAAGGACACATATATGATAAACTTAAATGACTATGACGTGTCTGATGGAGAGACACAGAGGATGGATTGTCCTGTATGTAGGGGCAAGAATACATTCAGCATCACCAACAACATGGGTGATCTTGTGTGGAACTGTTATAAGGTTAGCTGCACTGTCAGTGGTAGTACCCGTGTAGGCATGAGCATTGATGACATCAAGGCTAGGTTTAAGAAGATAGATACTGTAGATGACATAGAGTTTGAGTTGCCAGAGTATGTTGTACAACGTAGTGGTGGCTTGTACATGAACAGATGGTGTGACAGGTGGGGCTTGAATGCAGACAAGTTAGGTCTTATGTATGATGTAAAGGAAGACAGAGTTGTATTTCCTGTAGTACATGATGGCAAGATTGTGGATGCAACGGGTAGGTCACTTGGAAAAAGAATACCCAAGTGGAAAAGATATGGAAATAGTGGCTTGCCATATGTACACGGTTGTGGTAAAGTCGCTGTAGTTGTTGAGGACTGTGTGAGTGCAGCCGTTGTCGGTGATTGGTCTTCTTCTGTTGGGGTCGCGCTTCTTGGAACATCTCTTCAAGATTCGCACAGAAGCTATCTCTCACAGTTCTCAACAGCCTTGATAGCATTAGACCCTGATGCATTAACCAAGTCACTTCAGATGGCTAAAGAATTACGGGGCTACGTATCGGATGTACGCCCTATCAAACTGGAAGATGATATAAAATATTGTAACCCAACAGACATGGAGAAGTTAAATGGAATTATCACTAATTAGAAGCCTGATGGACAGGGAGTTTTATGATGATCACCGTGGCGCACGTTGCCCTGATCGCCTGTTCAGTAAGGATGTAAGAAAGATTAAGAACACTATCGACAAGGCAATGGATCAGTACGAGCGTACTGTTACGCCTGATGAGATTGAGGCATTGTTTATGGCAAACAATCCCACTCTGACTACAGCACAGAAGCAAGCATACTCTAATCTGTTTGCTAAGATTAAGAGAGAGCAGCCCATAGGTGGCGATGTAGCACAAGAGGTATTGTCTAAGCTGTTTCAACAGGCAGTCGGGGAAGACATTGCCAATCTAGGTGTCGAGTATGTAGTAGGTGACAAGTCTAGTCTTGAGCCACTGCGTCATATACTTGAGCAGTATGGTGACGACTTTACACCCAACTTAAATATTGAGTGGGATGACATCGACATTGAGACATTGCTACAGCGTAATGATCTTGAGGCACGTTGGACATTCAACATGCATAACCTTGTGATGAATGTAGAGGGTGTCAATGCTGGTCACTTGATTGAGATTGGTGCTAGACCCAATACAGGCAAGACATCTTTTCATGCATCAATGATTGCATCGCCCGGTGGCTTTGCCCATCAGGGTGCTAACTGTATTATCTTATGTAATGAGGAGGGCTATCACCGTGTCGGTGCTAGATACCTGACTGCTGCTACAGGTATGACGATGCAGGAGATTAAGAAAGACCCCTCTAAGGCACGTGATCTATATGCCCCTGTTAAGGAACGTATTAAGATCAAGGATGCTACAGGACGTGACATGAATTGGGTGGAGTCTGTGTGCAAGACATACAAGCCTGACATAGTGCTGTTGGATATGGGTGATAAGTTTGCCAAGGCAGGGGGCTTTGCCCGTCCTGATGAGGCACTCAAGGCTAATGCTGTACATGCCCGTATGATAGCCAAGCAACACGAGTGTGCTATATTTTATATGTCACAGTTGTCAGCAGATGCAGAGGGCAGGACAGTTCTTAATCAGTCTATGATGGAGGGATCAAAGACAGGCAAGGCAGCAGAGGCAGACCTTATGATACTGATTGCTAAGAATGTTATCTCTGATAATAATCAGGAGGAAGACCCTCAACGTCATTTGAATGTAGTTAAAAACAAATTGACAGGATGGCATGGTAGTGTTACAAGTAATTTAGAATATAGAACAGCGAGGTATACATAATGAAACTAACACTAGACGTAGAAAACACAACGACAGAACGTAATGGCAAGCTACATCTTGATCCATTTGAGCCAGAGAATACACTCGTCATGGTGGGTATGTTAACAGATACAGGACAAAAACTTATCGTCACGTTTGACCATAACGATACCAAGCCAGACTTGTTTGGTCGTGAGATGGTACAGGATTACTTAGATAAGGCTACGATAATTATTGCACATAACGCAGCATATGATTTGTTGTGGCTGTGGGAGTCTGGCTTTAAGTATGATGGTCCTGTATTTGACACTATGCTTGGTGAGTATGTGCTACAACGTGGACAGAAAGAACCACTGTCGCTTGAGGCTTGTGCTGAACGGTATGAGTTACATACTAAGAAACAGGATACACTTAAGGAGTATTTTAAAAAGGGGTACAGCACTCGTGACATACCCTATTCTGAATTGACGGAGTATCTGTCTGCCGACTTGTACGCTACACAACAGCTATCAGACAAGCTGATGCGAAAGCTAATGACAGATAGTTCTAGCTTGATGGACACGGTAACACTTACTAATCAGGTATGTGTTACACTTGCACGTATCTACCAGCGTGGGTTCAAGGTTGACATGAATGTGCTTGAAGAGGTGCGTCAAGAGTTTGAACAGGAGAAGTGTCAACTTATTGACGACTTGCAGGTTCATGTTCGTAGGGTCATGGGCGATACTCCTATCAATCTTAATAGCCCAGAGCAATTGTCTTGGGTTATCTATGGTCGTAAGATTATTAATAAAACAGATTGGGCTACACAAATTGATCCATACATGAGTGACAAAGAGTTTAATCACTTACTATCAACAGGCACACAACGATTGTATCGTACTACGGCTGTTCAGTGTCGGACATGTGGTGGTACAGGTTATATAAGGAAGACTAAGAAAAATGGTCAGCCCTTTGCTAAACCTAGCAAGTGTCCTGAGTGTCACACAGAGGGCTATCTGTTTAATCCTACAGACAAGCTGGCTGGCTTTAAGTTCAAGCCACCATCAGCTAAGTGGGCTAGTGCAAATGGCTTTAGCACTAGCAAAAATAATTTGCAGTTGCTTGAGGCTGTTGCTAAGTCAAAGGGTATGGACACTGCTGCTGACTTCTTGTCTAAGGTGAAGAGACTAAGTGCTGTTGATACCTACCTGTCATCCTTTGTTGATGGCATCAAGAATTACACCAAGCAAGATGGTATGCTGCATGTCAGCTTACTACAACATCGCACTGCGACAGGCAGACTGTCAGGTGCTAATCCAAACATGCAGAACATGCCTCGTGGCGGCACGTTTCCTGTAAAGAAAGTATTTGTGTCACGATGGGATGGTGGTAAGATACTTGAGGCTGACTTTGCACAGCTAGAGTTTCGTGCTGCTGCATATTTATCACAAGATGGAGTTGCAATTGAAGAAGTTTCTACTGGATTTGATGTACACGCATACACCGCTGAAGTTATTACCAATGCTGGTCAGCCTACGAGTAGACAGGATGCAAAAGCGCATACATTTGCGCCACTCTACGGGGCCACTGGGTTCGGAAGGACGGCAGCAGAAGCAGCCTACTACGAACACTTTACAGACAAATATACGGGGGTTGCCTCTTGGCACTCCAAGTTGGCTAAAGAAGCTATATCAACGCAGAAGATAGTCACGCCATCAGGACGGGAGTTTGCTTTTCCTAATGTAGTACGTAAACCTAATGGCCGTGTGTCATACTTTACGCAGATAAAAAACTATCCGGTACAATCTTTTGCTACTGCTGATATTGTGCCTATTGCTTTACTGCACATTGATAAACTGCTTGACAACATGCAGTCATGTGTAGTAAACACAGTACATGATTCGATTGTGATTGATGTACATCCAGAGGAGCAGAATAAGGTTATCGACATAATCAACAAGACCAATGAAGACTTGCCTAACTTGATCACTCTTAGGTGGGGCATAAAGTTTAATGTTCCACTATTATTAGAATCAAAAATTGGTGACAATTGGCTTGACACTAAGGACGTAACCTGATATAACTACGGGTCTAAACTTAAAAGGAAGGAGAATATTATGACACAATTGACAACAGTTGATACCAATAACTATGCTGCTATGGCAAAGGCTATGGGTATTGCACATGAGAAGACATCATCATCTTCTAGTTCGCTTGCACGACTACGCATTAATCACTCACCTATTATTGGATCAGATAAGGTGTTGGTTAAGGGTGGCACATATAAGCTAGAGATACCAGATGGCCCTACTCACTATGCTACCAGCATTAAGATGAGGCCATTTATGCAACGCTTTATGCACAAGCGTTTCGTTCAAGGTGATGCAAAAAATCCTAACCGTTACATCAAGAGCGTTATGGCAGATACACTGGACATTGACCTCAAAGATAATGACGGTGGGTTTAACTGTGGTAAACCTGCAGGATACATCAAAGACTTCAAGGCACTCCCGCAAGCACAGCAAGACTTGCTTAAAGCAATCAAGCGTGTACGTGTCGTCTTTGGTGAGGTGGAGATGATTGACCCTAAGAATGAACAAGGTGAGTCTATAAAGGTAGACACTACACCATTCATCTGGGAGGTTGATAACCGTGACGCATTTAAGGAGATCGGTTCTAGCTTCACCACATTGGCAAAGATGCAACGCTTGCCAATCCAGCATATCATCACTGCTAATACCAGTGAGCGTAAGATTCCTACGGGTGCATCATATTATGTACCAGTGGCATCGCTGGATGTTACCAAGACCATTGAGTTGACTGATCAAGATCAGGCATTGTTTGGTGACTTCATGTCATGGATTGATAATTATAATAATTACATTATCAATGCGTGGGCAGAGAAGACTAACACTATAATGGAAGATGGCGATATTGATATGGTTGATGACCTAGTTGATATTGAAATAGAAGAAGAGGTAGCGTAATGCATCACCCTGCTGAACTAGCACTCCATCAATATATGGAAGACGCAGTGCAAGGCAAAACAGAAATGTCAGAGAAAACTATTAAGCAGGTTTCTTCTGACATAGCTGAAGCACTGAAGAAGCAGTTCGGCAGTGGTAAAAAGCGGGGCGATTTTAAACTACGTATGTCAAACGTAGGTCGCCCCACTTGCCAACTTTGGTATGATAAGAATAAACCAGAGGCGGCATTGCCATTGCCTACTACATTTGTAATGAACATGATGCTTGGTGATATTGTTGAGGCAGTATTCAAGGGTCTACTAAGAGAAGCAGGAGTAAAGTATGAAGAACCTGAACATGTTACACTGGAGTTGGATGGCACATCCGTTAATGGAACATATGATATTGTTGTTAATGGTGCTGTCGATGACGTTAAGTCAGCGTCTGATTGGTCCTATCGAAACAAGTTTGAGTCATATGAAAAGCTGGCTAATGGGGATGGGTTTGGTTATATAGGACAACTTGCAGGATATGCAAAGGCATCTGGTAAAGATGTCGGTGGCTGGTGGGTAGTAAACAAAGCCAATGGTAAATTTAAATATGTGCCAGCATCAGGTCTTAACTTAGATGAAGAGATTTCTAAGATACAAAAGACGGTAGACACAGTAAAGGAGAATAAATTTGAAAGATGCTATGAACCTGTACCAGAGAAGTTTAGAGGTAGGGAGACAGGTAACAAGATACTTAATGATGGGTGTCGGTTTTGCTCTTATCGTTTTGATTGTTGGGATGCTTTAACAGAGCGTCCATCTGTAATGTCAAAGGCTAAAACACCACCGACAGTTAGCTACATAGGAGAAGTTGTTGTATAGTAAAAGTCATCATAAATCATGGAGGATGGCACGTAAGTATGGCTATCGTAGTAAACTTGAAATGGTTATCTCTGATAAGTTAAAGTCAGATAGGAGAAAGTTTAGATATGAAGAAATAAAAATTGAATGGGAAGACGTATCATACAGAACATATACTCCTGATTTTGTACTTAACAATGGTATTATTGTTGAGGTTAAGGGTCGATTTGTTCCTGCTGATAGAAGGAGACAGTTGCTTATACGTAAGCAGCATCCTGATCTTGATATACGATTTGTATTTGAAAATAGTCAGAGTAAAATACTTAAGGGATCAAAAACTACTTATGCTAAGTGGTGTATCAAGCATGGCTTTAGATATTATGATCGCATAATACCAGAGGATTGGTTAAAAGAAAAGGGTAAGGACAAACATCCTGACTTTATAAGTCATCCAAACTCTACTGTAAAAAGGAGGATTAAAAAATGAGTAAAGATGATATGATAAGTAGAATAAATGATGAAGATTTTGTCATACGCATAAGACCTTTTGCAGATGATAATGGTGAATGGAGTGGAGAAATAGATATATCTATAATGGCTTTTCCTAATAACCCACTTAATGATAGTGACTATGATAGCCTAATGCACTTTGTTAAAATGATGTGTTCTAGTGTGCCTATTATGGAACAAGAAGAATCTATAAGACATTTGATACACGAGTATGTTGTAAAAGTTGTTGACAATGAGGTAGATATTAATGTAGAACTAGAGGAAGAGATGGGCGTAGAAAAAACTTATGATGGTAATGTAGTCCATTTAACATTTAATACGAAGACAGGAGGTAATGCATGAGGCACGAGGAATATATGAAACAGGCTATGAAACAAGCCATGGAGCAATCTGATGTTTTAGAACGGGCAGGTAAAGAAGCCTATGGTAATGTAGATATGGTAAATAGTCCTACTCATTACAATCAATCAGGTATTGAATGCATTGCTGCTATTCAGGCTGCACTTGGTCCTAACTTTAAATATTATCTTCAGGGTAATATTATGAAATACTTGTGGAGATTTGATTACAAGGGTAAACCACTAGAAGACTTGCAAAAAGCACAGTGGTATCTTAATACACTGATTGAAGATACGGTGGCTAGTGATGAGAGTTAAAGTATTTATTACTCTCGACATAGATGAAGAAGAGTATCCTATACCTGCTGATGGTATGGTCGGAGAAGAAATAGAGGATGGCATACGTGAATATTTATACGATGTTAACGGTGCTGACATTAGAACAATGAGAACAATAACGGAGTGACAGATGAATAATTACCTACCAACAGACTACCAGAACTTCATTGCGCTATCACGGTATGCACGATGGAAAGAAGATGAACAACGCCGTGAGACATGGCTTGAAACAGTAGAACGATATTTTAATTATATGAAGGATCATTTACACAGCACCTGTAACTATGTGCTATCAGATGAACTGCGTGGTGAATTAGAAGAGGCTGTTCTTAATCAAGACATTATGCCTAGCATGAGAGCATTGATGACTGCTGGCCCCGCACTAGATCGCTGCCACGTGGGTGCATACAACTGTTCCTACGTGCCTATAGACAGCCCTAGAGCATTTGATGAGACTATGTACATACTAATGTGTGGAACAGGTGTAGGCTTCTCTGTAGAGCGTGAGAACGTAGACAAGCTGCCCATAGTTAATGAGGTAATGCATCACACAGATACGGTAATCAAGGTAGGTGACAGCCGCCCCGGTTGGGCAAAGTCTTTGCGTGAACTTATATCTTTGCTGTATGCTGGGCAGATACCAAAGTGGGATGTATCAGAAGTGCGTCCTGCTGGGGCAAGACTCAAAACATTTGGTGGTCGTGCCAGTGGCCCAGCACCACTAGAAGAACTGTTTGAGTTTGTTATAGCTAAGTTTAAGGCAGCTACAGGTCGTAGGCTTTGGCCTGTAGAGTGTCACGACATCATGTGCAAGATTGGTGAGGTCGTGGTTGTAGGTGGTGTGCGCCGTTCTGCTCTCATCAGCCTGTCTAATCTTGGTGATGACCAGATGGCACACGCCAAGTCAGGGCAGTGGTGGGATACAGAGCCGCAACGGTCACTAGCTAATAACTCTGTAGCCTACAAAGGCAAGCCAGAGATGGGTACATTTATGCGTGAGTGGGTAGCACTGTACGAATCTAAGTCAGGTGAGCGTGGTATCTTTAATCGTGAGGCGGCAAAGACACAAGCGGCTAAGAATGGTAGACGTGATACAGAACATAGTTTCGGCTGTAACCCTTGCAGTGAAATTATACTACGTCCATATCAGTTCTGTAACTTGTCAGAGGTAGTTGCTCGTGCTAGTGATACGCAGCAGACGCTACGTGAGAAGGTGCGCCTTGCTACAATCTTAGGCACGTTTCAATCCACACTGACAAACTTTAAATATTTGCGTAACGTGTGGAAAAAGAATACAGAGGAAGAGCGTTTGCTTGGTGTGTCATTGACAGGTATCATGGACAACGACTTGCTAAGTGGTACATCAGCCCATCTTGGCAAGAACATTGGGCAGACATTGGAGACATTGCGTGACACGGCAGTAGAGACTAACGCTGCTATGGCTGAACAGCTTGGTATTCCACAGTCAACGGCTATTACATGCGTCAAGCCTAGTGGTACAGTGTCGCAGCTTGTAGACAGTTCTAGTGGCATCCATGCTAGGCATAACCCACACTACATTCGCACTGTACGTGGCGATAACAAAGACCCACTTACGCAGTTTATGGCTAGTGCAGGAGTGCCAGCAGAGCCAGATGTTATGAAGCCAGAGTCTACGACAGTGTTTAGCTTTCCAATGGCATCGCCACGTGGGGCAGTTACACGTACAATCTTGTCGGCTATTGAACAGCTTGAGTTATGGCTTACCTATCAGCGTTATTGGTGCGAACATAAACCTAGCGTAACAATTTCTGTGAAGGAAAATGAATGGATGGACGTAGGTGCTTGGGTATACAAACACTTTGATGAAGTATCAGGCATCAGCTTCCTGCCATTCAGTGACCATACATATAAACAAGCACCATATCAGGACTGTACAGAGGACGAGTATCATGCTATGATGGCAAAGATGCCAAAGTCTATTGATTGGACATGGCTACAAGATTATGAGAAAGAAGACACAACAACAGGAGGTCGTGAGTTGGCATGTACAGCAGATGCTTGTGAAGTGGTGGACTTAAACGCAGCATGATTGAGGGAATAGACATGCCTACATGGTGGCAGTGGTGGCTGATAGTGGTCATCACTGTTAACACTGTAATCAACGCTATAGTATTTTGTATAGGTCGTAAGTTTAAAAAAGGAAAGGAGTTGACATATGAGAGAACAGATGATACAAACACTAAGACAACACGCAAAGGCTAGTAGCCAGTTGCATTGTATGAATATTGAGGTTTATCTTAAAAACCCAGCAGGTATAGGGGAACATTCAGATATCATGGAAGCCATACAAGTAGAGTTAGATAAGATGGCTATGCATGAAGACAGACTAGATATTCTGGACAACTACTTTAATGAGTAAGTTGGTATGGAAACGTGGGGAGGATTACATAATCTACAATCCTCCTCGCAAGTCTGAGCAATGGGAAGAGTGGCAAAAACTAAAAGAAAAGGAGAAGCACGATGACAAAAAAGAAAGTAAGTGAAGATAAACAAATGATTACTATTGATGGTGAAGATTACGCATTTGATGATCTAACAGACCTGCAAAAGTATATGCTTGAACAAGTAATAGACTTGAAAGGCAGGATAAAAACTGCTAGAATGCATTTAGATCAACTTCAAGTTGCCAGCGCAGAGTTTGGCAGGAACCTTTCTCAATCAGTTAAAAAAGGAGAATAGATATGAAGCCTAGTAATGGAGACATACGTGCAGATGGTCGGCGTTTTGATGGTACAACATGGCGCAAGACAGGGATTAATCATCACATGAATACAGACGGCTTGGTTTATTACAAACGTAAGCATCGCACACTAGATAGTTACATCCAACAGGGTGGTAGTTTGGACAAGATTGTATTCAACAGTGTTAAGGCACGAGACTATAATGAGTTGGTTCGTAGGCTATACGAATCAGGAGAGTCGGGAGATGTCTACGCTATTATTAATCCTGCTTGGCCTGAATGGGTTAAGGTAGGTAAGGCTATGGACGCACAGAATAGATGCCATAGTTACCAAACGTCTTCACCATTTCGTGATTACGAGATAATTGCTAGAGTGTACTCTGATAACTACTCCCGTAAGGAAACAGAAATGCATCAGATATTTGAACACTTTGCAAAAGAACGTAGGAATGAGTGGTTCAACATAGATCGTGTGACAGCGATTAAACTTTTCAATTATCAAGCAAAGGAGATTGTTAATGCGGCGTAACGGACTTAGTAAGTATGATGCCCCACTTAGAGTACAGTATGAATGGGGATATCAAGACTTTTTTAATTGGGGAGAGTCTGTTGAAAACAACAGGATTAAACCCAAGACAGAAAGAAAACTGCACACTAACACTATGCAGTTTCGTGAGTGGCAAAGGGGATGGAATGATGCCTACTATGCTAACCTAAAGAGAGTGCAACGCAATGAACAAACTAGAGCAAGAAGCTAAGAACTGGATGAAGGAGAAATATATGTATGGCATTACAGCTAAAGCCTATCAAATAGCAGCATGTGAAACTGCTATCTTTCCAAAAGAAAAGGCCACAGAGTATTTAACTCTGGGCCTGACTGGGGAAGCAGGAGAGATTGCTAATAAGGTAAAAAAATTTATACGTGATGGCGCACCACCAGATGAATATGAATCCAAGAGGATTGAGATTGGTTATGAGATAGGTGATGTTATGTGGTATTGTGCAGTACTAGCAGAAGAAATGGAGATGGACCTTGGGCATATTATGGAAAACAATTTGCGAAAGCTGGCTGATAGAAAAGCTAGGGGTACTCTGTCTGGCTCTGGTGACAATCGCTAAGTATGTTATAGGAGGTGCTATATGTCTATGGTTAATATATATCATAGGCATGGCACTAACTAATACCATATGTGATTGTGTTAGAGACTTCAATGGATGGTGGGAGTTAGAATACTGGACAAAAAAAGAGGGGTCTTAGTTGCCCCTTTTTACTTACCTTTTTGCCATCAACCCGCCACGATTTAATTTCTGTGTCAGTAAAAACATGGCACGTTTAGCATCAGTATATGTTTCAGGAAAGATACCTCTCATTGGTGGTCTATCAATACCATCTGCAAGTCCAAGGGCTGCCATTCTTTCGTATCTCTTTAGTTTATCCTGATACTTAACACTAGCATTTATTCCACTTAAAAATTCTCTATCTCCTAATTCCGCTACAGGTGATCTAGCTTGTAAACCGTCCATAGCTTGTGCCGATGATCCTCGTTTTCTCATGTTACGCACACTTTCTAATACTGAAACTATAGCTTTCATAGTTTCTTTTTTCTCTGACCCTTCAGGTAAATTAAAGGCTAATGTTTCTAAATTACTTCTATCCTTTGCTGCTTCTGTTAGAAACGTATCGTAGGTTCCTCTCGCACCATACTGTTCAGTATACTGCCCAAGAGACTGCATGTCTTTGAAATACTGTCGTACTAATGAGTATTGTTTTGCTGGACTCAAATCTTCAAACATTTTTCCATCTGAAAATTTTGTAAACTCATCGCCTATTTCACCGCCCATTTCTGTTGCAGCTTTACCCTGAATAAAATCGCCAGTATATCTAACAGTGTTAGCAAGTTTTTGACCCTCTCTAACTCTATCTTTTAGGGGTAGCTTACCTATATTTTTACGTCTGTTTGTATCTCCCACTGAATAAAAGTCTCTTACTTTATCATCCAATACATCTGACAATCTATCAACACCTAATTGTTCTGGGTTCTTAGAAGCTATCTCTGCTTCTAGGTGTATACTTTTAGGTATACTAATACCTATAGCATCTTCTAGTTGTTTTCTTTCTCTTTCATTTATTGCTGCTAAATTTTCTTGCGTAAGTATATCACTTAATCTTGCGTCACCCTCATTAATTCTGTCATAATCTCTTGGATTTAAATTACGCACCATAGACTTGGGTAGTCTGCTTACCATAATATTGTCTAGTCTTCTGTCACCAAATGATTCCTTCAATGATACGAGTGGATCACGAGATAAAGATATAGCTTTTTCTTTTAGTTCGGCGTGTCTGCCTGACGCATCAGCACTTGTCAAGCCTTCTGCACCTGCAAAACCCATATCGTCATCACGATAGGGGAGGAACGCACCTTCTTCTGCTAATTCATCTGCTCTAGATGTAGCCCTTTCTGCCATATCCCCCGGACTTGTGTAGAACGTGTCTGTTTTACTACGTGACATAGACTCTTGATCATCTAATATTCTTGTAAGGTCTTTTAAACTAATTTTATTATCATCAGAAACTTTAACAGTCATTTCATTTGTTTGTTTGCCGTCCTCATCAATAAATTTAATTCTTTGATAGTTCTGTGTTCTGGCTGGTGTTCGGGATGTGCCATCAAATGTTTTAGTATATTTTTCTCCTGCCATAATAGCTTCATTGCCTACATATTTTTTTCCATCCATCATAAAAACAACAGGAGTTTGAATGGGTCCACCCCCACGAATATAATTAAACAAGTCATCAGCATCTACTAGATCGTTGTCTGGCCCCTCACCTAATAGTTCACTTACTTTTTTAAGCTGCTCATCACGTATAGATTCTCTATTTTCTTTTAGGTCATTTATAATCTGATTGTTTTCTTTTAGTTTTACATCTGTGTCACCCAAGGTCGGCGCACCGTGATATACTCTAGGTGTAGGGCGTAAACTTTCTTGTATAAATTGTCTACGCTCACCAGAAGGTAGTCCTTTAGACAATCTAATTAGTCTTTGTTTTCTTTCACTGTCCATGCTGGCAGGATCAGCCCTAAATGCAGCACGTGTTTGTTCTACAACATCACCTGCAGTTTCCTTAACACCTTCCTTGATAGCACGTTGCCCTAAGTCTGTGGCTATCTTAGCACCGGGCAAGAAACCTGCAGCAGTAAGCACACCAAACCCTGCACCAAGACCCATCTTCTTAATGCTGCCTTCATCATACCCTTCCTCAAGAAGTTTATATGCAAACTGTGCATCCTCTGGTAATTCAGTCAGGGCTTTGGCAGAGCCTACAAATGGTGCTATGTCTGTTGCTAGGTCAAGAGCCTGTGTTAAACCCTCTTTTGCTCCCTCAAAACCTCTGCCCTTAATAGTAATGGGTTCAAAGCGTGAGTCAGACGTTTCTGGTTCTATACCTTTTAATGTATCAGAACCATACATCATATCAGACACAGAAATATCTGACTCTTCAAGAAATTTGTTTTCTTGTATTTGAGATACTTTCATTACTGTACACCTCTCTTAGCAATAGGTAATGCTTCTCTCAAAGCCCATTGTAATGCATTAACTCTTCTGCCGCCTATGTCAATAATCATATCTTTATCTTCACCTACTTTTCTTCCTTCGTAGCCTTCGTAAGTTTGATATATTTCATTTATTCTTTCTTTTACTTTTTTAGATAAATTATCCCATTCAGCAATTTCTACTCTGCTGTATGGCAAACCTCTACGTCTAGCCTGTGCCTGAATACGTAACTTAGCTACTTGTTCTGCTTTAGTTTTTATTGTACTGCCAGCCCTCTCAAGCATTTGTTGTTGAAAAGCGGGTGAAGAATTTTTGTATTCATCTGAATTTATTATTGCACGTAACTTTTCATCTAAATTATTAGGTGATCCTGCGCGAGATAATTCTAGACGTGTATAAAAATCTATCTTGTCATCTTTATTTCTTTTATACATGTCCGTATATGACATGCCTAGTCTAGACATCTCTTTCATAACCCTACTTTTTCGTATGGTTGTAGCACCAAAAAGTTGTTTTTCTATAGGATTAACAGCACGTAGTGTTCCTGATTTAAGTGGTGATACAGCAGGTGTATCGTAATCTTCAGTTGTAATCATATCTGCAGACCAAGAAGCTAATGGAAAGTCTGGTAAATTTCTTGTTGCTTTCTTATACATAAAATCAAAAAAGTTTTCATCTCCTGTAGATGTAGCTGGTATGTCTCTTGAGCGAGGATCAAACTGACCATAAACATCTTTGACCAGACCTGCAGGAATTGTCCATCTCCCTAAGAATCCACCAAGTCCTTCTGCTACAGTTTTAGTATTACCTGCTTTAATACCATCTTCAAACACTTTATCTAGCATAGCAATACCCATGCCTGTTCTAAAAGTAGAACCAAGAGTAGCCTGTAGTAACGCTTGTGAATAATATTTACCAAAAGATACAGGAAGTTTAGAAAAATTATCTGTTTGTGCGCGGTATATCATATCTGCAACTAACATGAATGGAGCCATAGGACCGTATATAGCACGGCCATCAATATAATCATCCCCACCCTTATGTATTTCATACCATTCTGCTTCATCACCTTGTTTTAAACGCCATGCATAAGCTGTTGTCAACATAGCAGCACCTGCTAATTGTTTAGGTAAACGCTCTCTGGCTATAGAAGGATTAATAACTACATCTAACATGCCTATGATTGGCATATGTTGATATTGAAATTTAAGTTGATTGGCTACAAATCTAGGAAAGGGCATAAACGCAGAAATAGCAAATGGATATTTATCATTAGCACGTATCAATCCTCTAGCTGCACTGCTAAATATATCATCACCTTTCATGCCTGACTGATAAGTAAATTCGTATGCATCTTTTACAGCAGCCTGATAAATGTCTTCAGGAATATCTCCAAAAGAACCATCTCTAATTACATCATATAAATTAATACCTTTATCTGATAGTCTTCGTTTTAAAGAGGCAGCTAACACACCCTGTTTAAATATATTGTCAGATGCAGTATTTAATACTTGAACTTTTCTTCCTACTCTAGCTAGTGCAGTTTCAGTATCTGTAGCAGCCGATAAGTCAGCAGCATCACGAAACAATCTTTTTGCTTCTTCTGGCATATTCTCTTCAAATAAAGTACGGATTACCCTACCCTCTTGTGGGTTCATCATGTACTTAGCTAAATCAAACGTACCATCAAACAAATTTCTTTTAGGTGCGTAGTAACCTTTTGTAGTTGAATCTAAAAATGATTGTATGGCATTGTCCATAGTTCTAGTGGCAGCATCTACTCCTATTCTGAAACCACCACCAATGGTATTACGCATGGTTGTTGCTGGCTGAATAGTCATAAAACTAATACCAGCTTTATCAAAGTCTCTTATACCCTGCAATACTTTTGCTTTTAACGCAGCGTTACCAATAACGTCTGCAGAATCTTGGCGAGTTATAGACGATACACCTAACTGATTCATATCGTCTACTTCGTCTAATAATTTATTTATTTGAGCAAACGCTTGAGCGTCTGTCTTTTTTAATTCTTTAGATAGTCTACCTTGTATACCCAATGTTCTTCCTGCTTCTGATACTTCTGCAAGATATACAAGTGAAAACTGATCCATATTTAAATTATGTTCACGTAAAATATTACTAATACCTAAATCTTCTAATTTACCTTCTTTCATTGCCGTATACATTGCAGTGGTAATTCTATCACCCGGTTTAATATCTAGCCTACTTTGTACTTGTATGGCTGCTGCCATAATATTTTTAAATACGTCTGAACCCAGTGATGCCTCTAATGTATCACTAGGATTTAAATCTTTCTTTAATCTTCTGCCTTCCATAACTCGTGCAGGATCAAGTTCATTTAATTTTTCTCTTACCTTTTTTACAGTTTCACTGTCTGCTGTTTCTAAAACTTCTTTTGATTTTCTTGCGGCAACTTGAGCCTTTTTTGCTGCTCCTATTTTAGCTGCTTCCATTAACTCATTTGCAGATGAGGCACGACTTAATGCGCCCTTACCTGTAAGAGAGCCAAGAGCAGAAGCACCTCCACCTATTAACGCACCACCAATACCACTAGCTACACCTGTAGTTACTGTTCGTCCACCCGTAAACTCTTCTTGTTGTCCTGTTGTTACACGAGTAAATTCTTGAGCCGCACCTTGACCTGTTCCAATCACAGCTTCAGGCACAGCCGCACGAACAGCAGACCTTCCTACATCACCAAGTATTTTACGTACACCTAGTTTAGCAGCTTGTGTACCTGCTACAGCAGCAGCCTTGCCCGTGCCACCTGAAATAAGACCTATGTAGGTAGAAGGTGCTGTTAACAAACCCATAGCATAGTCACCTAACATACGGCCTGTGTCTGTGTCATTTACTTTATCATAGGCATCAATAAGTCTAGCAAAACCCTCTTTGCCTGAAGCATCTGCATTTTGTGCATATTCTAAATCACGAATAGTAGTTACTTCATTAACATCGTGATAACGCATATGCTCCATAAAATTTTCGTACACTTCTTCGCGGGTCATCTCACCACTAAGACCACCACGGTTTTCTAAAAAAGTAACGGCATCTGCGATAAAATCATCATCAGATGCCAGTGTGTCTTTGTCGAGTTCATCGACTTCATTATATGCTTTGAACATTGTGTCCTCTTAGTTTTTTAAAGTGATGCCACTACCTGAATCATCGTCTTGTCTGTACCCATTTGCAAATAAAATGTTATTAATAACACCATCAATACTTTGATCTGTTATTTTAAGACCTTCTTTTCTAGCTTTTTCTTTCATAACTTTACGAACTTGATCTGCCATAGCCATTGCTGTTGCTCTATCAGGGCGTTTACCTTGCACTTCTTTTAGTTCATCTTTTAGTGTAGATTCTAATTGACTAATATTCAAACCTTCTAATTGAAGTGGTCCTCCTATAGTACCGTCACCTAAAGGTGGGGCAGGATTAACAGCGACTGATCTACCATCTGCTGTTTTAAGATTAGGAATAGATGCACTTAACATGGCTTCCATATCTCTTAGGTCTTGTGTAGTAAAAGGTCCATAGTCACCCTTTTCTGTTTTTATTTCTCTTTGTCGTATTGTTATGTTTCTTATTTCATTAGTGATAGCACTAGATATCATATTGTCATCATAGCTATAAAGAACATCTTCATCAAACATACCACCCCTACCTGCTTGTTTACTAGATTTTATTAAAGGACCAGCAAAAGCATTCAGTTTAATATCCATTTGATTAGCAGTAAAAGTATCTTTAGCTGCAGAGGCAGCAGCAGCAGGATCAAATAGTGTCACTGTACCTTTAACTCTTGAGTCTTGATATATAATATCGTCAGCAGCAAGAGCAGCTAACTCGTCCATGCTACTGCCTGTTGCTCTTGCTATAGCAGCCATTCTAGTTTCTCTTGCAGACCTAAGATTACCACCTAACGCTGAAGTTAAAGTTCCATCTTTTCTTCCTGTTACTTTTTCCATAGCTTCTAGTACAGGAGTTCCCTTTCCAAGTTCTCCCATTATAAGATCAAGAACTTCATCTTTAGTATAGTCTGGTACTTCTTGATTACCGTGAAGTGTAACTATTTCACCGGGTCTAACTTTATAATTTTCATATTTTCCTCTCATATTTTCAATATGATCTAGCACTTTTTGTCCAGAGCCTTCTTTCATAATTACAGCAATTTGATTACTATCAAAGTAGTCATCTAGTTTATCATAGATGGCAGACTTATCGACTCTTTTTTGTCTACGTGCTGTTGCTTTAGGAAGACCAAGTTGAGTAAGAATTTTAATTTCATCATCAATTGTAGACAAAGCCTCTTCGCGTTCCTCTCTTAAAATTTGAGAGCCACGCTTTGCTGCACCACCTAAAAATGCCATTCTCAACATAACTTTATTTCCTCGCCATTAAGCCAGTAGGTTTTTCTTCTGGCATTTCATCAACTATATTTTCAGCAACTACAGTATCTTTATCTTTTATTTTTAGACCTGAACCTTTTTTCTCTCGTAATTTATTTAGTTCTAATGCTACCTCTGCCTCAGAAGATGCATCTGGATTGATTTCTTCACCTTCTACCTTGTGCTTTACACCTGCCTTGGTAGCAATCTGACTAACCAACTCAGTCAATGCTGGTGCTATGATAACGCCTACGTCAACACTATGTACACCCTCCATAACCCCTGTAAGCTGCACAGTATCTACAAGAGTATCTACAGGTATACCTAGTTCTAGTAAGTCTAGCATTTGATCTACCTGACGTTCTTCTGTCATACGTTCTACATAATATGCTAGTGCTTTTTCTGGAGTAGCTATGGCTGCAGGTTGTTGCCACGGTCTGTCACCTAAAGGTGCAGTTAAACCCTGACCCGGAATGGGTGCGTCAAGCATAGGTGCTGGTGCGTTTCTATCACGCATTATCAAATTCCTTTTTAATACGTTGCTTTAACATAGAAGCAATATCCATGTTATCATCTATTTTACCAGCATCTGGCTTATTTAGCAAGCCTTTTGGTATCATAGGTGCAGGTTTAGCTTTAATTCTTGCTTCACGATATCGCACTGTTTGATTAGCTATTCTTGTTGCGTTAGTGTATGCCATTTATCCTATCCCCGGAAATCCACCAGTTAGACCAAACTTAACCAAGTCCATTGCAAATCCACCTAACCCTGCTGCTGCTTCATAGTCACCCTTAATTTTTTGTGTGTCTCTATCTGCATCAGCGTTGATAGTAGCGACAGCAATATTCATTTGCCTGTCTTGTTCATTCTCTGCTGTAGTCCATGCCCACTCCATTGTATCAGAGTAGTATCCCCACAAATTATTATACGCTGCATCAGACATACCTAGTATGGCTTGTGCATTTATCTCATTAGCACGATTAATTGCAGCCGTGTCTGCTGTAGCTATCTGTCTACGCCACTGTGCATTTGACTGTGCCAGCACGGTTTGGTTTTGTGCATTAAACTGATCACGTTGATTATTCATTTCTGCGTTAAAACGATTAACTGTATTAGCCTGACCTGCATTAAACTGTGCCTGTGCGTTTGCTTGTGTTGCATTAAACTGGCTAGTTTGACTGGCGAGATTAGAAAAGAATTGATCCACTTGATTTTGACTAGTAGCATTAAACTGTGCAGCAGCATTGGTTGCAGCTTGATCTGTAAACATAGACTGTGTACGCTGCTGTGCTTTAAACAATTCTGTCTGCTGTTGATTAGATAGATTAGCCATATCCATTTGTAGGAATGACTGTGCATTATTCACTGCAGCCTGTTGTCTGTTATTAAGATTGGCCGCATCCATCTGTGCTACTGCTGATGCTTCTGCCATAACCATAGCCTGTCTATTAGACAAGTTGTTTATGTTCATTGTATTAGCAGCACGAGAGTTTTCTAGTTGCACCTGCTGTTCAGCAGTAAAGTTCATATTAGCAATATCAGAAATACGTGCTGCATTTTGTACACGTGTTTGGAATGCTTGATCAAACTCTTGACCCATAAACGTAGCACGTTGTTGTGCCGCAAGCATGGCACGTGCCTGTCTATTTGATAGGTTTTGTGTTTCAAACTGTGCCTGTACTTGAGCATCTGCAGAAGCTATTGGTAGTGCAGACTCCATAGCTGCCTGAACCATAGCTTGACCAGCGATAGAAGACGCACCAAGCCCCCTCTGTGCCATTTGTGCCTGTACCCCCCGCAATGCACCTGCAGCCCATGCAGGAGGATTAGAGGCGTCAAAGTTAGCAGTTAGCTGTGCAAGTTGTCCTTGCACTGTAGCTTGTGTAGAAGGACTTGCTGTTGCTGCTTGTACTTGTTCAGTAAATGTAGCAGCAGTTTGTGCATCAGCGGCAGCACCAGATATTAATTCACCTGCTTGAATGTTACGTTGTACAGGGTTATTAATAAGTGTGGCATTACCTTGTGCTTCAGTTAAACTACCCACAGAAGATGCTGTTTGCTGTGCTGCAGTTACTTGTGCGCGAGGATCAGCAGGATTAATTACTGCTGCTTGCACTGTGCTAAGAGCCTGTTCAATTGCAGGTGCAGCTTGTGCAGCATTCATGGTGTTAGCTGCTTTTTCTGCCTCTGGTGCAGACTGTGTTGTTGTAGCCATTGCAGTAGGCACATTAATTTGACCAGTTACCTGACCAGTTCTAGGATCAATATACTGACCTGCTTCTGACGGTGTTACTGCAGCAGTGGTAACAGCACCTGTAGGGAGTGCTGGTTGATACATCCGTCTTAGTGATTCTTGACCAATGCCTGTAGCACCGGGGGCTGCAGTACCCGGTACACCTGTAGGTGGTTCAGGTGTGGGTGCTGGTTGTGCTGTAGGTGGTTGACCTGTAAATGGAATACGACTACCCGGCCCATCTGCCATTATGCGTGGGTCAATAGAAGGGCCACGTGCAAGTGCTGCATTGATGGCAGCTTGGTCTTCTGGTGTTTTCATAGCACGGTTAGCATTTGCAGCCACGGCTTGTTCATATGTGTAATTATATGCTGGTGGAGTATTTATTGTTTCACCTGTTAGCAAGTTAACCGCAGCACCGAAACCACCTAATGGCACGGGCAGCTTTTGTGTTGTAGGTGGTCTTTCAATAGGCTGACCAGCAGGTGGCCCGGTATTAATTATTGACGGACCATCAAGCACAGCGGGTTGACCACGAGTGGGTAATAAACCACCACCGGGTTGCGCTGTTTCACCCGGAAATAAACCCGGACCGCCGATAGGCATTGATGTAACAGTACCACTAGGCGGTATGTATCTACCGCTGCTTATATTAGGTATAGCACCACCTGTTTGCATTCTTACAACACCACCCTTTGCCATCTCCATAGCGGCATTAGTAAACTGTTTCATACGTGCTTGACGTGCAGGGTCTTGTTCTATAAAGTCTTGGAACTGGCCCATGTCACCAGTGTAGCCCATTGACTGTGCAATCTTGTTCATCGCTGTAGGTTTAAATGCTCTAAAGACTGCCATACTAATTCATTCCCATAAATACTGTAACTACCATTGCTACGATCATTATTGTGCTACCCATTATCATTGCTTCTAAACGCCACATACGTTTGTCTAAACCCTCTAGCTTTTCTTGCACAGAGGCATACCTAATGGCACACTCTTTTTCATGTGCCTCAAGTTCCATCTGTGTTTTCATTGCGGGTTCTATTGTCATCTTCATCTATGTTACCAGCCAGAGGGTGTGCCAGTAAGGACTGTTGGCGTTTTTTGTTCTGTAATTCTTGCATCAAGTTTTGCTTTTATTTCTTTTTCTGTTTCGCCTAATGCAGACAACACTCTAGCCTTACACCAATCTTTTGTAATTGAATTATACGCAGTAAACGCTACACCCGATTCAGCTACTATGGGAGTTGCTCCATAAATTTTTGCTTGTAACCAAGCACCTCTACTGTCTTTATCACTATCTGACACAGCCTGTATAACCCAATGTACACGCTTTACAACGTCAGATTTGCCTCCCTCTGACGCTACCCTCTCAAGAGTTGGAAATGTCCATGTGTAAGTATTAGCCATCTTTAATCTCCGTAGGGGCTTGCGCCAAGCAGTGTGGTATCCCACGCAGCTTTTAGCTTTGCAATCGTATCAGCATTTGTTATAGCGGCAGCAGAAGGTGCATCACGTAACTTTTGTTTATCGGCTACTATGGCTGTAGTATCTGCGCTTGTTTCAAGTGCTTTCATGTAGTCAATATCAAGAGCCTCAAGCAATGGCTTTCTAGCTGTGCGTATCTTTTCTTTAAACAACGCTTTAGCAGCAGACAAATCTTCACTAATTACTGTGCCACTTAATGACCATGCGCCACGAAAGTGCCTATCACTTGGCACAGTCGCTGATGCAGCATCTATGGTTTTTGCATCTTTATCTACAATGGTTCGTGTCATGCCGCTACTCTCCAGCTATCTCTAAATTCCCTGCTTTGTGGCAGTTGATTCTTTTTACAAATTTTCATCTTAATACTGTTACTTTTATTGTAATTCCTCCAGATATGTTGTGGAACATCTTTCATAATTAAATACTCAATAGCTTCTTCTTCTGTCTTCGGACCTTCTCGTGGCGTGTCATGCAATAGATACCCTCTGCCTTCACTATGACGTGTAAAGTTGGGCTTTGCTTCATCCTTTGCCAACTCCCAATAAACCCATACAGGTGGGAATATACCACCAGCCATTAGAGCAGACATCGCATGAGACGCTGGACGCATAACAGCGCAACAATCCATGTCAATATCCTCGTACACTACACAGTAGTCTGTTTCAAAAGGGGGTAAATCTTGTCTTGATTTACGCAATCTATTTATCAACATCACGATGCGTTATCTCCAACATTACCTACAGTATGATATCCTGTATCAAATCTACCATTTGAGTTTTTAACATCATCAAAAACCAAACATCTCATACTGGATGTGCTTCTGGTGTTAACACTAGATATTGCCGCTTGATCGTGACCCGGACCAAGAGAGTTGCCAAATATTGCGAAATCGTCATTGTCCATATTATTTGAAAAATTAAAGGTTGTATCACCGCCTTGATTATCAGTAGTGCTGCTCACATTAAAATTGTCTTGTAAAGTAGCATTTGCGGCTGACGCAAAAGTAGTCACACCGTGATTTAAAAAACTAAAACTACTCATTACTTACTCTCCATCGCCGCAATACGGCTTTCCAACTCTTCAATCTTTTTATGTGCATCTTGCAAAGCTGACACAAGAACAGGTGTAATACGTCCATAGTCCATGCCCATTGTCTTATTCTCATCCTCACTAATGTTAACACTTTCAGGTACAATTTTTTGCATTTCTTGTGCAATAAAACCTACGTTTCGTGGACCGTCTGGATCAGACTTCCAATTATAGCTGACAGGATTCATCTGCATTAGTTTATCAGTGGCTTTTAACGGCTCTATGTTTTCTTTAAGACGTATATCAGATGTTGTATTATATGTTGTTCCACTAGTTGAAACAGAGATAGAACCTTCAGCGTTTGCATCCTCATAAAATTCAATGACATTCCCCTCGTCTCCATTTCTGCGAATAGACAACGGAACAGCGTTGGTTCTTGTCATGTTGACTTCGCCGCTGCTTTTTAGTGCAACACCATCAGTGCCAAAACTGTCGGATGTTTTACCAACAAGAAAAGTACCTGACCCATCAAATTCACCTACTTGTGCATTTCCAGTGCCAAAAATAAAATGACCACTTTCACAATTGTTAAGAACAGCGGTAGTATTGATAAGAGCAAACTGTGCGCCACGATTTGACCCAGCAGCAGGGTCAGAAAGTTTAATTACTGCTGCTTCACCATCATTCATATGAAAATATCTAGAACCAGTAGGAATAGACACACCAGCTATAGCCGCATCAAGAGTAGGACTAGCATGACCAATTCCAATATTTCCAGTTGAGCCTTCCAAGAAAAATGCGTTTATGTTTTCACCAGACTCAACACGGAAGTCTACACTTTGAGCGTCTTGGTTAAAAGTAGTTTCTACTTCGTTCATTCTTAAACGTGAACGAGAAGAGCCGCCCATAAGAGTAGTAATATCTATTTGACCATCTTCAGAACCATTACTTGCATCTCGTAATAAACATCCGATTTGCGCTGCGGTATTTACCTCGCCAGCATCATCATCAAATTTAAATCGTATAAAACCAATCTCATCATCGTCAGCAGGACTACCAGAATCACGAATCAAATCTAAGATTGGGCCGTTGTTTGCATCTGCGTCTGTGGACTTGAGTGTAAGCTGTACGTCATTTCCAGCAGTGGTAATCTGCATAGTACCATCAATATCAACAAATCCATCATCTCTTACAGAAAGTTTTGATGAAAGGCTGGAGTTATAAAGGACAAGAATAGAACTGCTTGAGCCATCCGTTGCACCCGCTACAGTCAACGCCCTTGCAGAGTTGATTGCGTCAACCCCAATAGAAGCATGGCCTGTGATGGAAGCTGTTCCTCCCGCAACAATGTTGCCTGTTGAAGTCACACTATCTACATACGCATCTTTAAATCTTGCACCTGTTGTACCTAAGTCTACGTCACTATCTGTCTGTGGTCCGAACACACCGTCTGATACAAAGACTTGTTCAGCGTTGGCTGCATAGAAGTGAATTTCGTCTGCAGTTTCAAAGTCAATTTTGGTCTGGTCATCTTCACCAATCTTCAGGTCTGTAGCCAAGATGGAGGTGATGCCTGTTTGTGCAGCGTCAACTGTAAACGTAAGATCAAATGGATCACCATCACTGCCCGTAGACGTGTCAGTAAAGTTAGTGGTTATTCCTGAACCGATAAACTTTAGTTCTTTGGCGTTGTCAATTGTAACTTCTGTGCCATCATCATCTTCTATAAAGAAGCTGGTAAAGCTACCTGCATTAGCTTCTACAAATGCCTTAACAGACTGCTGCGTAGGAATAAGAGTAGCACTGTCAGATGACATGTCGTCTTCGTCAACAAATGCTGTAACTGTAATAGAACCATCAGACAAGCTACCGAATGTCATAGTGCCAGTGGTTGTTATAGCACTTGATCCGTTATTAATAGCACCAAATCCGCTGGTAATGCTACCACTGTTTAACGCACCTGTTGTAACAATGTTAGAGTCTCCAGCCGCTGGTGCTGCTGATATGTCAGACAATACCTCTGAAGCAGAACGCCCCTCAATCGCTGTGCCATCCACACGCAGGAAATCATTATCTGCAACACCACTTGTAAACTTAGGCACGTTGTTGTTTGAGATACCTGTATCAAGGGTGGCAGTAGCTGTAATGGCTGTGCCATCTAACGTGATTGCATCAGCTTCCAGAGTGCCATCAAAATCTCCGTCTACTGCGTCTATGTTACCTTTAAATATAGTTGATGTTATAGTGCCTGTGCTTGGATTGTAGGTAAGATTACCATCCATCTCTAGGCCAACATTACCTGTGCTAGAAGTAGCATCCTCTACAAAAGTAATAAGGTTTTCTTCGTTTGTGCTTTCGTTGTCTGTTACTAAAACGTGGGCAGAGTTAGTTGCATCAGTGACGGTCACACCTGCAATAACAGTATTTAGTGCTGTGCCATTTACAGTGATCGCATCAGCCTCAAGTGTACCATCAATATCGGCATCGCCAGATATATCCAAACTTGTAGCATCAACTTCACCAGCCACAGTAAGAACACCACTAGCTACGGTCATCAAGTCTGTGTCGCCCGTGTGTCCAATGGTTGATCCATTGATAATTACATTATCTACAGTTAAAGTTGTCAACGTGCCGACAGACGTTAAGTTTGGCATCGCTGTAATTTCGTCATCAAAATAGGCAGCTAAGTCAGTAACCGCCACCTGCTTCATAGTTCCAGCATCATTGAATACAACACGGTCTGCGTCAGCTACAGTTGTAGAACTGGCAGTTGTGTCACCATCAAGAATATTTAATTCTGTTGTAGTAACCGTAGCACCATCAAGTATTTCTAGTTCTGTCTCTGATATATCAGCACTACCAATAGTAAGTGTGCCAGATATATCTACGTTACCGTTAATGTCAATGGTAGTGGCAGCTATCTGTATTTCTGTGTCAGCTACAAGATCAAGCTGTCCATCTGTGCTTGAGTTAATATAAATGGCTGTGTCACGGAACTGTAGTTTCTCTGTGCTGGCTATAAGTATGTCATCCGAAAACTCAAAGTAGTCTTCGTCTTCCATCCACTTTAATTCACCGTCACTAGTTTCACCATCAAAGGTAATAGTAATATCTGTGCCAGCAGTACCCGCACCAAAGGTTAGTGTATTGCCAAGCAGTTTAGTAATAGGTCCACCTTCAGCAGCAGTGCCATCATGCGTATGCCCTGTGCTGGCAGCAAACGCCGCAAGAAGCTGATTAAACTCGTTGTTGGTGTGTGCGGCAGTAATAACATCTCCGTCAGTGTAGGAGGACTGCCTAGTATACGTGTCACCCATTTATCTTCTCTCTCCTAGCTGGTATTCTAATTGAAATCCTTTTAATGAATACGGTGCTGTTTCTGCACTATCTTCTACTCTTAGTGCTATAGCAAACCCAGAACCCTCTACAGATTGTCTTACTAGAGGTTGTGATGCGCCGCCATATATAGGTGTTCCGTACACAGATGTGCCATATATGGCAACAACATCTTCAGAGTCTAGCGGATAAGCTGCAGGTCTTGACGAGTTTGCCGCCTCGTAGTCATATCTAACAAGCAAGTTAGAGTTAATAGCAGCTTCAGGTTTATAATTTATAATAACCCTTTGCATATGTTTTCTAATGCCGGGGTCAGCTAAAGTTAGGTCAGGACTTCTGTATCTACCAAATATTACAGTGCCGTCAAAAGTATTGCCCGATTCTTGTCTATACACATAGCCCGTTTCGTAAGCACCGTGTAAAACAATTACATCACCAGCAGAAACAAAGTGATCTGTGCTTGCTGGTTTTATTCCTTGCAGTTCTGAAAACTCAAACCTTTGACCTTTAAGAACACAGATAACACCTTTTGTTACAGTTTCAGCAGTTCCAGACTTTGTAAAAAATATACGATACTGTGTTTTATCTGGAATAACTACGGAGTCAAATTCTGATGCGCTACTAATGTTATCGTTAAATATAGATTGTACGTTAGAACTTATAGTTCCCAACTCCACGTCACCAATCCTTGCTGTACCTGCAATTGTACGCAACCCGTCAGGGCCAAGAAAGATAAGATCACCAGCAAATTCCTGAATAGTGTCACCATTTATACAACCAATGTCACGTGTAACAGGAACTATAACAAAATTAGAACTTGATGTACCACTTAGTTTAAATATACGAGTTTCACAAAAGATAAATAAATCTTCACGGAAAACTTTAAGTCCTGTTATAGTGTCGTCTACATTAATAGTACCAGCACCAGAACCGCTGCTAAAGGCATCTTCATCTGCTGGCTGGCTAAATACTACAGTCTGTGGTATGCTAGATTTACCAGCATAGAACATATGATTTTTAAATGCTGCTACAAATTTAGCACCAGCTACATCACTTTCACTTACGTCTGTTGCAGCTAAAGAACTATTAAATACTGTAGGTGCATTTGCACCATCTACTACTATTATTTTATCTGTGCCATCAAAGTTAAAGCGTTCAAAGTTATATTTACCTGCACTAGTTCTGCCGCTATCTCTACTTGTCCAAGAAGATCCACCCGGAGTTGCACTAAATATACTTGTTCCTCTAGCTGCTAAAACATTGCTACCAAACGTAGCCACCATAAGAATTTTTTCAGAAGATGATGAGGTGTGTGGTACTACTGCAGATACGTACTTAGAGAACCCATTAATTCTTCTATACCCACCTTCAATGTCAGGCTCAAAGTTACGTAGTTCTAATGCTTCACCCGGTTGCATCATAAACGTAGAACGATTTAGTATCAAGCCGCCTTCGCAGTTAAAAGCACTAGGTTGTGTTGTTGACATTAGTTAGCCCTTACATTGCTAGAACTTCTTGAATTACCTGTGTAGGGTATGTAGGTTGATCTAACATACTCAAATTTATTTACTAGGAGTGTCTGCATATTTTTAATGCCTTGTTCAAACCTAGCAAAAGCTATACCGTACTGTTGTGATTCACCACGATACTGATATATGTAAGACACAGCACCATCTATAACTATAGGCGTAAATCTATCGGGTATAGATGTAGTATCTCCGTGTGCAGACAAGTCACTAGGAAAAGTAAAGTAGTCATACTTTAGTGTAAATTCTTTATCTGGGTATGGATACAACAAATAATTATTATCCAATGTTCTGGACACAAAAGATGGAGCATCACCTGAATCAAACTGTGCTACTTGAACACCGCTTGCATGTGCTGCCGCTGTTGTGCTTTCTGCTCCACGAGTACAGCCAGTAAGATCATTACCTAATATACCAGTGTAAGTTATAATCTCACTACCAATATATACTTTGCCCGTAGAGTCAAAGCCTGTTGTTGATGTTAGCGTTAGTGTCGTCACAGAATCAGAATGTGAACCGTTTAATGTTGTTGTTGTAATCTCGTCTTCCTGCGTAATAAAATGATTTATGTATTCATTGTAGTCTAGTTTATCTAATCTACCACCAGAGATGGCGTTATCGCTATCTTTAACTATTCTAAATGTATTGTAGTCTACAGACTTAGCATCTGTTGGAATACTATAACGAACAGTACCCGGAACTAGTGTTTCAGTTTTAGTAGAGTGATTAAATGGGTAATTAAATTCACGTTGATTAATATAACGAATGGCTTCATTAACAGCGTTCTGTGCTTGGACTTGAACACCACGTGCTGAAGTAAAATTAGCAGAAGTTAACTCTACTTCGTTTAATTTAACTAACACTTTATTTGTTAATGTAAGAAATGTTTCAGCCATTATCCATCCTTAAAAGAGTTGGGAGGGCAGCTTATGCCGCCCCCCGTATTAGTTATGCAAGTTGGTCACGATCTACTTCGTCAGCACCAAGGGAGCCAACATCGTCAATGTCCATCAGGACAGCGTAACAACGCACCACACCTGCAGTAGTCGTACCTGTCATTGCTTGGAGCAGGATATCAATTGTATCTGCTGTTCCACCTACAATTACAGGATTAAAGGCTGCTGCTTGTGGTGAGTAATCACCAACTGATGCACCGTCAAAGTCAAAGCCGTCAACAAAGTTATCAACGTCACCACCCGTTACACCAAAGTCAAATGCAGTATCGGTGGACGTACCTGCGTGAGCAGTAGTCACCTCAAATCCTGCATGAAGGATCAGTGTGTTAGCTGGAACGGTAATAGCCTGAATAACGTCAGATGCTGCAAGTGCAGTACCTTTGCTAGATGCGGCTGTCGCAAAATTGACAGAGTTCTGGACATAGTAAGGTTTACGACCACGTGGCGTGTTGCCAGTTTGGGCGATAGAAAGATCAACTGTTGCCATGATTTATTCCCCCCTTATATACCAGACACATAAAACGCACGAGACAGAGCCTCTGGGCGTAGAATTTTGCGTCCATACAAATGCATACCACGAACAATGTCAGCA